CTTCAATTAAATTTTGATTGTCTATAAAATATTGTTCTTTACTTATAAGATCTGCGAGTAGGACTGCAGCTTTTAATCCTACCCGCTTTGCTAACCTTTTATTAACTATCAAAAATGCAGTACTACTTAGTAAGTGTTTCATTTTCAAAATTTATTTGTATAGTGCAATCATAATCTATTAAAGCAAGCCTAATTAACTCCTGATTAAAACTAAAATTTCTATAATCTGTATTTACAACTACGTTAAAGTCTTTCATCTCTACTTTAATAAATACACTAGGTTTGTCTGAATACTTTACACCTGCATTAAAAAGATAAGATCTTAAGTCTTGTTCGTTTTGAAACACTTTTCTTTTATGTTTTAATCTACAATAATCTTCATAAATCTTATCAAAAGTATCTCTATATATACTCCAGTTACTATAATAACTATCATGTTTATTAAAATAACTTAATATACTAGTACGATCTTTATTTAAACAAGCTGCAATAATTTGAGGATGGATGTTCTTTTCAATCCTAGCTACATTAGACATAGCTTGCCTACAAACTACATGTAGTTGTAATCTACTATTACTTGTGACCTCGCTTATATCAAACCCGTAATTGTTTTTGACTATTGCTAAGAGTGTAGAAATTGTCTGTTTATCTGTTATTTGTGTTTTTCTCATAATTAAAAAGGTTTTTCCATTTCAACCGAACTAGGTAAATTACCAAAATAACAATATTTTGCAATTACATCTGCATCTCTTAATAGATCTTCAATAGTACAATTACCTTTACAAAATTCAGCAGCTGTTCTAACACTACTTTGTCTAATGATTTGCCATTGTGTATCAGTACTTTTTACTTCTCCTGTTCTACTATTAGTTACTGTTCCTGTTTGAGGATTAGCGCTTCTACCACCACTACCAAACTTTTGATTGTAACCCTGTTCAAAATGAGGTTTAATTTTAGGAAAGTCTCCAGATGTAAATTGATAATCTACAACGTCTCCTTGTTTAAACTTGTCTTGATTTTGTGACTTTGACATGTATTGTCCTACATCTCCATTAGTCATTTCTACATCAAATTTATACATAAGACCAAACTTACTTTCCCATGTTCCATTTGCTTGTACTTGTTTTACTGTTGATTTTTTTACTTCCATTTTTATATATTTATTTATTTTGCTTACTCTTTAGATTTTCAGCTTCCTCTATAAATGTTCTTTACATGTTGGACACATCTGTATATCTTCTAATACTCCAGTTATTTCATCTCCACAACATGAGTATTGTATTTCTTCTTCATCTTCTGCAATATCCTCAATAACTTCATCTACATCTTTTAATGCTTTTATATCAGGATGTTCTTCTTTATTAATCTCTTTTACATATTTCATAACACTTGCTCTAATCTCATCTATATGTAACCATTCTAATAACTCAAATGCGTTAAATACAAGTGTTATATCTTCTCCATACTCATCTTGTCCTCCAAGATAAACTTCATTGTGACATACTTGAAAAGTATTAATGTCATGTATTGCTTTAAAATTGTGTTTTGTCATAGTATTACTGGTATTTTATTATTATTATTATATGCTTCTATTTGCCAATCTTTTATTTTTACATCAAAACTATCTCTTAATTGCCAAGCATGGTGTTTTAACATGTGGCAAAATAGTCTATAGATCTGTAATTCTGTTCCTATTACAACAACTTCAGAACCTTGTCTTTTATAGTCTATACAATTCTCTATAAATCCATAACCATTATGTCTTGTACTTGCTGCTTGTTGTAATGTAGGTTTTAATATCCATTCCTGTGCTTTAACCTGTGTATTGTCTAAAGGTTTCTCTGTAAAAAAACAGGTTTCCGGTGTGTTTAAGTTTTCTATATTCATGATAGATCTTTTATAATTTGTTCGTAATCTTCTGTAGTACATTCATCATTCCAAATATCTTGTAAATGATCTGATTCGTGTAGTATTTCTTCTCCTTCTATATATACAAACATATTAACAACCCTTTCCGGACTTGATATGTCTGTTTCTGATTTACCAAAATGATCTTCTTCATATTGTACTACTCTGTCAATCATTGTAAATACATCTAAATTGTGTTTCTTAATCCATTCTCTAGCGTTGTAGTGTCCTATTATGTAATAGTCCTCATTAAAAATGTAATGATGTAAGTCACAAGCGTAGTGTTCTTCTTTGTAATCTTTCATTTCTGTAAGTCTATCAATAGCGTGTTGATAGATCTCTTCTTGCATAGTGTTTGTCATAGTTTTATTATTTATTTAATTATTAAAATTGTAGTAATGCAAATGATAGTATTATGAATAAAGTCATTGTAAGTGTTCCCAATGCAATGTCTGTATATTTACTAAAGTCATATTCTTTTATTTTCTCTATATTATAATTAGAGTATTTGTTTTTAAATACAAAGTCTGCTGTTTCTTTAGCGTTTCTGTATTGGATAAATCCTGTTTCCTTGTTTGTAATTTTATACATAATTGTTTTTTTGTTTTTTGTTAAAAATAATATTCTTTATATTCTTCCGGCATGTTACTTTCGCAACAAGCGTTTTCACATTCTTCTGTTTCCTGATTTACATATTCCATACAATGGCGACATTTATCAGATAAAAACTCCTCTTTTTCTTGTTGGTAAAGGTCTTTTTCAAACCTTTCTAATTCTTGATTATTCATAATTTTATTTTTTTAATTGATTATTTTTTTAAATATTTCGTTCTTAATTCGTTTGATGTGTTGTCTATTTTCCATAGTAATTTTACTAAGAAATGACCATGACTATAACCCCTATTAAAAGTTAATTCGTTTGCATAATCTCCGAATTTAGAAGAAATGTTGTTGTCAATGTAGATAAGTAATTTTTTCATAATTGTAATTTTTGATTAATAATGGGGCAAATTAACGGCTTTATTTCGGACTGGCAAAACTTATCAACTAAAAAAAGTTTGTAATGATAGTTGATAACTATAACAATATCTCTTTGCGTAGTCAGTTGATAACTTTGTATGTGTTTTTTGTGAAAGTGTCTTAAATCGTTTAAAAACGTGTTCTATAAAGACATTAATAAGTTTATCGGAAGTGTGCCATTATCTAATACAACCGCACAACCCACGGCTGGTTTTTTTCCGTACTTAGCATAAGCCATTGCATAACTCTCATGATCTATACCACAACCGACTTGTGTTCCAAATACACGATAATTTTGCCCAACATAATGTTCGGTATAACATTGTGTATGTAAGTGCCCTTGTACTGTGTTCATCATATCAGCCCTACATTTAGTCCTAGCTGTACCACCTTCCCCATGTATATACTGAACGTTATTTTTAACGTATCGTTCTACAAAATTCCATTTAGGAGTGTTTAGGACTTCTTTATATGATTTTATCCACTTCTTAGGTATATCAGAAGTTTGAGCTTTTCTCATTATTATACGATCGTGGTTACCTATAATAACTGTAGCTTTAGGGAACGCTTCATACCATTTAGCAATTCTTTTTATTGCAAGATCTAACTCATCACCCCCTCCCATACCATCCGGATTAGACTCATGGTAAGAAGAATAATGATTGTCTATTATATCTCCAATAAATACAACCTCATTACAATTAAACTTATCGTATTGTGTTTTACAAAAGTCAAGATAAGCGTCTAAACAGAAAGGTTCGTGTAAATCCCCTATGACAAGGATATTAGAACCTTCCTGCTTACGCAATTTTAATAATGTATCAATTTCGTGAGGTTTTAACCGGTATCGGTTATTTCTCATTATTTAGTTCTGTTAGGTACAACCTTATCTATGAACCAAATAACCTTGTTTAAAAGTGAATTGTCTTTCTCAGATGGTGTCAGTCTAACAATTACTTCAAAGATAGCGATTAAACTCCAAATTAATGTAGTCCAATCAATGTTTGATAATTCCATAATATATAAAAATTTAGTTAATATGTCCAAATTACATTCTGTTGTTTATCTGTGTCCAAATCTACATGAATAAAAGTGTCTGCAATACCTATTCTTGTAAAACCTGCTAACAATAGACTGTTAAAAACAATAAACCTACTTTTACTATCCTTAACGCTTATGTCTGCTGCTAGTCCTTTTAAATGACTGCTAGTAAGACTCGCTTTGTACTTCCTACGAATAAGATCTTCGTTATATGCTTTTGTTCTGTACCCGCTTGTTATTTTAAATGGTATTTCAGCTATTTCTCTAGCTTCGTCTAACATCTCCATAAAATCATGTTTCATGTGTTTTCCTGAACCTTTAACGTCTGGACTGTCAAACTCTGAATATTTAAAGAATTTTAAACTCATTATTTTTTTTTACAATCTAAATTGCAGTCTCCTAAACATACCTTTTTAAAAGTTATGTAGTATAATATTTTACAAATTGTTTTCATTTTTTATTCTTTTTATAGTGTGAGTACCATCTATTTATTGTGTAACCAATAGTTAATACTAGTAATAATATTTTTAATACCATTTCTATCTCTGCAAATGTAGTAAATCCTATAACAGAACTATTTACTAGTATTGTTTCTGCTGTGTCCTTTGTTGCTGTTTTTAGTGGCACTTTTAATATATGTTTTCAAAGCAACTTCGTTCTTTGCTTTCGGTTTATAATTCTTTCTCATTATGGATTAAGATCAGGTGTTAAAAAATCATCTAACGTAATTATACCTCCTCTATCTTTTGTTGTTGCTCTTTCTAAATTCATTCCTGAGTAGTAAGATGTTTTAGAAGGACTAATATCTGCACCTGTATTTGTATTGTATTCCGGATAACTAGAATTGTTATGTCTTATGTAATCTACAAGTCTTTCAGTATAAAACTCAGCTGTGTTTCTGATTTCCTCTCTAAGACTACCCATGTCTTCCTGACTCATACTTTCTATGTTTTCGCTAGTCTTAACACCTATTCCGTTATTAGATACTCTAACTCTTAGGAATGGTAAGCATTCGTAAAAAGCCCAATGTACTAATGCGTCTTGTATGTAGTCATCTACAAGTGTTTGATAAACTCCTGATAAACTACTTCCGCTTATATCAGATTGTAGCTTAACAAACAAATCTGTTCCTAGTTTAGTTTCTATATATTTCTTCTGTGCAACTTTTAAGTATGGTAATATAAATTCATTGTCTACATTACCTCCTAAAGCTGTACTATCTTTAAGTTTGTTTTCTGATATGAATAAAATGTATGACATTAATTACTTTTTTATATCGTATGTTTTCGGTTTTATACTATCAATATCCGCTACCCTACTCTTATATTTTGATAATTTATTTCCAAGGTCAATTCCTAATTCTCTTGCTCCTTGTTCTACTTGTTTTATTGAAGTTTCTAAAACATTAGCTACCCTTTTCATTTCTTTTTCAGTGTTTTTCAATTCATTTGTATCGTCAGTTAATTTTAATAAAGCTTTGTCTACTGTTTCAATTAATTTTTGTCCAGTTTTTCTTTCTTTATTCAAAGCTGTTTCTAACCTTGCCTCTTCTTTTTTTGCTTCTTCTCGTTTTTTTTCGATAAAATCAATTATTGAATCTACAACATTTCTTTGTTCTTTCAATTTTGATTCTTCACTTTTAAATTTATTTTCTGATGAATCTGCTCGAGCTATTTGACTTCCATACTCTTTTAACAATCCATTTATCTGACTGTGTAATTTTTCTAAAGTTTTCATGTCTTTTAACTCAACTTTCTGTATGTTAAACTCACTAAGGTTCTTGTAAAATTTTTCTTTTTTATTCATTGTTTTTTATTTTAATCCACCTCTATTAGGCATGTTATATGGTATTCTACTTACTTTACTATCGTTTGCTTTAGGATAAAATCCTCTAGATCTAGCTTCTACTGTTCCTACAATATCTGTAGCGTCTTGTATCTTGTTTCCTGTAGCTACTCCTAATTTATAAAAGTATATTTTTCTCCTCCACAATTCTTACCCCCCTTGTAAAACCAAATACTATAAGTATCTGCACCCCTAGGGCCAAAACCAGCATTAACCTTCAAATTATTCATCATTAATATATCTTCCTTACGATATACCTTTCCGGAAGACATCATTTTATTACAAAACTCCCTACTATTCCCCGCATTCCTACCCGCTGCATATTCATATCTTACTTTGTATAAATTAAAATCTCTATCTAATCCATCTTGTGTAGATCTTGCGTTCGGTCTTGCTGTTCCTGTTGTAGCAAATTCGTATTTAGCTATATCGTTTAACTCAAATTCAAAATCAAAATCCTCATGTTCTTCATCTACTTCCGTATCTGATATTAAGTTCCATTCGTTTTCATCTATTACCTCTCCATGTTCTTCAAGAAACTTATCTAATTCTGTAGTCTCATCATGACTTTCACAAGGCATGTAATAAGTCTTACCATCTAGTGTATGTTCGTGATAACCTTTACAACCCATCTTTTCAGCTTCTGATTCAGCTTCTTCTATTGTATCGTATAGAGGTAGATCCTCTCCATCTCTTACCATACTACCAACCTTTGCAAATTCTTCTTCTTGTCCTGCTTCTAATGGTGGTAATCCTAACTCCTCTCTAATTTCATCTACAGTCATTACCTCTTTCATATCCTCAAGAGTAAATTTAGATGTAATAGGTTTGTTTTGTATAAATTCTAATGGTAACCCAATATCGTTTATGTCTAATATTTTACTTATTGCTTTTAGGATCGTGTTTTGATAAGGTTTTACAACTGTATTTAAATATACCTCAAAAGCACTATTCAACTCATCTGCATTATTACCCAGCCCTGTGTCATTTTTAATACCCATTAACATAGGAGAAGTAACCCTGTGACCGGTAAGTATATTTTGTACCAAAAGTTCCTGTAAAGCTAAGTATTGTTTATCTGCGTTAGCTACAGCTATTGGTGTTATGTTTGGTATTTTAGTTTGGTCATCTGAAAAAGTCAATACAAACTTTCCACTAGCTTTTGCACCTGTAAATTTATTCTTTATACTATTTTCAATTTGCCATCTTTCCTCTTCCGTAGGTATTCCATTAGCAAATGAGATAAAGTATGAACCACTGAACCCATTCTCTATATTAGACAAATGAAACTCTGCAACTCTTTGATCTATTAAAGCCCAATTACAAGAAGCTGTATAATCCGGAGTAAAATATATGTCCATATTAGGACTATATGTACCGGTATAAAGTATCTGACTAGGACTTGTTCTATCGTTTAGGTTAAATGCTGGTACTTTATGAGGTTTGTTTTTTCTAGTATTACTCCAATCAGAAGAAACATAATAACATTCTACTCTACCTAATTTATTCGGTTTCGCTGCTCTTATTCTCTCTACAGGAACATGGTATATTTCAGCTATTTCTGTTCTTGCTTGATTCCAAATAATGTTTATTGCAAAACCTCCCTGTAGTTTATAGTCAAATGCTAACTTTTTTACTACTTCATGTAATGTTTCGTTTGAATTTGCTTGTGATAAAAATCTTCTTAATTTAGCATCAGCATCTACATTATCATTATCCTCAATCATTAAACCCTCCCCAGCTATCATGTCTGATGTCGCATTAATAATAGCCGCATGAGTACTTGAATTGTAATAAAGATCTATTAAAAACTGTGGATATAAATTGTTCCAATTTTCAGTACCATACTCAATCCAGTCTTTAGATATATTCTCTATAACTTTTGGCGCTGTCTGTGTTTCAAGGTTTATATTTAATATTTTATCCATTATATATTATTTAAGTACGCTTGTAGATTTGTTCTGTCAGATGCAGATAATGCTCCGCTAGTAATTACAACTTCTTTTATAATACCATCTAAAGAACCCCCTATAGCGTCTATGTCTAAATCACCAGAAACTGCACCCGCTTCGTAACCACTTGTAGTAATTTGTGTAAGTCCTGAATTATTTAAAAATATAGAAACTCTATTGTCTGATGCTCTCTCTACTCCAATGTTATAATATGTTCCTGTTTCTATTGTTGTACTAAAACCTATTTTTGCACTATTATTAATTTTACCTCTTATTTCACTTGTGTTCTGTATTCTAAAAAAATCCTCTGAGCTACTATCTTTGTCATAAAAGAATAAATCTGTAGCACCACCACTAAAAGTAGAAAACTTGATACGCATATACATAGAAAACTCTCCATCAAAAGTTAATTGACTTGCTAAATGTAGTTTATCATTATCAGTGTCTTCACTTTCTACCCCTCCACTAGCTGCATCATAAATAAAATAATTATTAGGTGCTGTTAAATGATTATTGTTACCTGATTGGTCTGACCACTGTACCACATTATCGTTATCCTCTACAGGATCGGAAGCACCCTCTAAAATATCAGTATCGTTTTTAAACCAAGCTTGTAAATTTGATAAGTTACTTGGATCCCAAGCACTGTTAATATAATACCTACCTAAAGAATTTGTAAGTCCTAGTTTCATTATAAACTTTCGTTCTTGTAAGCTAATGCTAATCCTGTACCTGATAATGTAACTGCTGTAAAGTTAAGAAACAATGTAGTACCTGCTGCGTATGTTCTATGTAGATCAGCATCAGCTCCTGTTACATTAGATCCTGTAGTTATAGCTGCAACTGTAGTTTCTACAGGAAAATGAATTGCGTAATAACTTACACCAGTAACAGCTGCAATAGCGTCTGTATCTTCTATAATCGTAACAGCTCCTTTACCTAATTGTTCTCCTAATAATTCGTTTGTACTATCCATAATTTTAATTTGTATATAAATAATTTGTTTGTGTTGTAGGCTCGTATTTTGTATATCTAACCTGTTCTTGTCCTGATGTTTCTTGTATGTATAACTTTCCCTCTTCTACTTTTCCTCTAACTACCCCATTATTATCATTTACAGTTAAAGTCTCAGTTTCTGAATTAGGTGCGTTTGTATCATTTACTCCAACTGTACCATTCCAAGTAACCTCATAAACCTCATATTTCCAAAATCCGTAAGGTTTAAAGTTTATATTTCCTGTAAATATGTTTTCTGATGTATTATGAGTAAAGGTATTTTTAACATATCTGTCGTTTGTCGTTCCTTTTGTTCCATACGCATACTTAATAGATCCTGTCATGTCGCATGTAAATTTAAAAAGGTATTTTACCTTACTTTCTACTGCAGATGTATTTATTCGTTTCTCCTCTAAACTAAGGTATGTATCAATATTACTCCCATAAACTCCTGTTATCATACTATATAAAGGGAATAAACTGAAATTATTTTGTTTTCTTTGTTTTGTCGTTTTTAGACGTTTTAAGGAAATAACTTTCCAGCCCTAAGGATTTTATTTGATTTTGTTTAACATCGTCTAAAACGATACTATAACCACCCGTAGAGACTATATGTCCTTCGTATTGTTTTTTTAATTTATACATAATAATTTTTTTGTAAAGTTAAAAAAAAAGGGAGTTTTTACACTCCCCTTTTCTAAATATATATAATTCCTTATGAAGCAATAGTTGTTAATGTAAATTGATCAAAAGGAACAGAAGTATATGCACCTAATCTTAAGCATGGGAAAGATTCCATACTAGTGAAGGTTAGGTCGTAACCATTAAGATCTCCGAAAGCTGCTCCTGAATTTGAAGTACCGGCTGTTAATTCACAACCATTTTCTACTCCAAAAGCCCAAACATCATTTTTACCTCCGGTTTGTTGATATAATTCTACAAATACGATCAATCTATTTTGTGCCAATAGTTTTATTTCGTTTCTGTCATTAAGTGTTAATTTGTGTAGCTTTAGGTTTATAGCACCTTCATAAAATACTGTACCATTCTCAGTTGAAGCGTTTATAGTTTCCACCATACTTGCCTGTCCTTTAGGTATCTTGTATCTGTAATAACCAGCACTATAACCACCAGCTCCTGCTATTTGAGAAACAGAACCATCTGTGTGTGTAATAGTTAAATCCTCATGTTGTGCAAAGTAAATATTCTTTACACCTCCCATGATGTCCTTACAATCCAGACCTCTACTTCTTGTTAATTCGCATGCCATGTTTTTATAGTTTTAAAGGTTATTAATTAGTCTAATCTTACAATGTCTCCACCCTGAGCATGTTGCGTACCACCTGTAAATCTTGCAACAACTCTAATGTTATCAGATCCGTCTAAAGCAGACATATCTAACATTCTAATTTCAGTAGTATCAGAAACTAAATCTGTACCGAAAAATAAGTTAGAAGCTTGAGCTGCTGCCATTTTGTTATCCACCATTCCTGGACAAACTGCAATTTTAAGACCATTAAACATTGGAACAAATCCGTCACCCATGTTGTAAAGTCTTTCGTAACCTGCTGCTGCTTGATTAGCTAAATACAATCTGTAAGAAGCAACTGACATGTAAATGTGTAAATCCTCCTTAGTATAAACTGCAGAAGGTATAGCGTCTGTTAAAATCTCTAAATTCTCATCTATGTTAGTGTTTGAAAAAGCAGTACCCGCTCCACCTGAATTATCAGCTTCTACAATTGCTGCATCATTCTCAAAGTGTCCGTTACCTGCGTGCATAAATCCTGTAAATTCTCCAGCGTCTGTATCTATACCATTCCAAATGTTAGTTTCTACGTGGTCAGCAATAGTATCAGCTAAGTGAGAAACAACAAATGCTGAAAAGTCAGCAGACATTCCATTGTTAGAAGCTCCACCTCTCATTTGAGCTGCTTGCCAGTCTGCTAATAAATCTTTTTTACAAAGATCTACATTAATTTGTAATTCTTTTGGATTAAGTACTCTTTCTGTTAAAGTTAATGTACCTGCATCTGTAAAATCACATGTAGCATCTACAATAAGTCCTGATGTAGCAACTTTTGTTATGTTTCTTTTAAATTTTACATTTTCTAATACTGTCAAATATTCCATTGACTTAGAGCTTTTTAACGCTGCTGCGATATACTGACCAGCATGCTCCCCTGCGTAATTACTTGTAATTGAAAATCCCATCTCTTTTTATTTTTTTAGTTATTATTCAAGTTATATAAAAATCTGTCTTTACCATTTAATTTGTTGTAATCTTTTCTTGATAAAGGTTTATGATCTGTTGAAAATTTGTTTGTAGTTATTGGGGTACCTGCAGGTTCTGCTGATAACTCAATTACTTCTTCTTCTAAAGTTTCTTTGTAACCTCTTAGATCTTCTATTTGAGAAGATAATTCAGTTACCTCAGTTTTCATGTCACCTAACAATTCAGAAACAATATTAGCAACTTCTTTAATAAGCTCTTCTTTGTTAAATTCAATTTCTTCTGTAGTTTTAATTTTCTTTGGATGTCTAGCTTCTTCTACCTCAGAAGGTTCTTCAACTTCCTCAATAATTTCTTCTTCCATTTCTACTTCTTCGTCTTCGTAATCTTCTTCTTTTTTAGCTTCTTCTTCCTCTGCTGTTTCTTCTTCTTCTTCTTCTAAAATTTCAGATACTGTTCCTTCTTCTTCTACTTTGAAAGAAATACCATCTTCTGTTTTGTACTCTCCTTCTGGTAAAGGAATTGTTGTGCCATCTTCCGTTAGAACAGAAACATCTACTCCAACTTCTAAAGAATCTGCACTTGAAACGATTATCGTTCCGTCCTCTAGTTTTGTTTGGTACTCAAGACTTACTTCCTCAGTACTCAATCCTAGAGCTTTTAAGATTTGTTCTTTAATTTCCATAATAAATATATTTGTTATACTATATAAAGGGTATAATTTTGTGTTATTTGATTTTCAAAATACTTGCTAACGCATCTAACACTTCCTCATCTGAAAATGTAGGTTTGCTTAACTTCTCCATTTTATCAACAAAGTAACCTTCTATACTCAATCCTTTCAATTCTCCACCTTTAATCTTTTCCCACATATCATCATTGTCTATTTTCATCTTAACAAACCATGTTCCGTCTGGAAGATCAAATCCATACAACTTTGACTTGTCCATATCTCCTTCTTTTATCCAACTTTCTATTGTTGTAACCCCTGTAACCTTGCTTTCGTGTTGATACGTAGCTTTATGATGGTTGTTATACCTTAAATACATTTCTGAAGCTTGTCTTACAGTGTCTTTTGAGA